GAACTCATCGTACATAGCACGAGCAAATGGTGTAGGACCTAGATCTTTCTTAGGAAAGATTTGGTCTGCTACAAGTAGTGTATCATGACAAGTATGCCTTTTACCATACCTGTGTGTATATTCCTCACATAGAGCAAGACCATGGTCAATCAACCACCGCCAGTTTTTCTGTGCCCACTGTGTGCAAGGATGATTACGAAAGGCACCCTTCTCTGTGCGATAGGGTTCACCGTCAGCACGAGGTAGAGTGCCAAAAGAATGACCCCATTCCTCTGATGCTACGATTGATAGCATCTGACAGGTTTCTAGGGGCATCTTGACAATATGTTTGTCAGGTAAGGATTGTGCAGACTTAGCAGGGTCTGCGTCTGTAACAAAAATGTTCACTCGTTAGACCTCCATTGTTTTCTCATCATAACATATTTGTCATTCTTTGCAATCATGTCTCTGACATTCTTAAATATCTTAGCAGACTTAGCAAAATGACAAGTAGCATGATCTGGTTCTTGGGGTATTACGTTGCCTTTTTTATCATACTTTTTACCGTTTCTATGATTGGCATATCTCCTTGATCTGGTAAAACCCATTTCTAAAAACTTACGACACATATCCATACCGATGAAGTCTTCTGCTTCTAGGTAATCAAGATACATGTCGAAGATAGTATGGGCAGACATCATTGCAATCTTTGGAGTCTTAAATCTCCAATGAGCACAGATATCGTTAGTATAAGGCGAACCAATAGAACTCCTTGCTCTCCCCTTCCAATACGATAAAGTTTGCGAGTTTCCTCGTCTGTAAAATCAAGTGATTTATAATCGAGGTCATAATCAAACTCCTTCATTATTGATGTGGGTTATATTTCCTAAGAATATAGAGAGCGATGGCAACACCTATTGAGGATGCACCAAATACAATTAGAAATAGTGGCATTAGTATTCTGAATCAGGTTCTAGGGCAACAAGCAAGTCAAGATTTTGCAATTCTTTCTTTGCTGTTGATTTAATGATAGCAGATAACTTTGCAACTTTGCTAGTAAATAGTTCCACTTTGTAACCTGACACAATCTTAGATACTCCACCTAGTGTAGGACATACAATCCTAAGATTCTCTGTCTTAACACAGAAACAGAACTCTTTATCTGTCTTTCCTAGATCAACTGTAAAGACATTTGAAGAACTGTTACGTTTGTCTGTAACCATTGCAGAGAGACTACCTTCATGTGCCACGAAGCATATGTCAGGAAGACTATATGTTGCAGCAGCATTGAACATCTTAGTGAAATCTCCATACTCAATATTCACTGTCTGTACAGGATCACCAAGGTTAGCAAGTTTATCAGGAGGAGCAGTAATCATACGCTCATCTGCATAGTAATATTTCATCTTACTACGACCGTGACTAATGTTCACAAGATTCTCTTGGAAGTCAACGTCACTCTTCAACCTATCTCCACCAGATACAATGTTCATTGTGTTTAGAAACACATGTAGGTCATAGATAGGTGCCTTAACAGGGATGTTTAGAGTATTGAAATCTGCAACACCCATAATATTTTTGTTGTTAGAGATTGTAGAGATTCTCTGACCTGGTTTCAGCAGGATAGAAGGGTTAATAAGTTTGAAGATATTAAAGACTTCTAGTTGTTCATCAGAAATTTTCATAGATTCAGTGATCATTATCAAAGTTAGAGAAGTGGTACAGTAGTATAGCATAGTGCATGACTTTTAGTAAGTCCTGCTTATTCTTGCCATTTTTCTTGCCAAATCTTGCAGCATATTTTATGATGTTAGATTGACAAAAGTCAGACACAGTACCTATGGACTCTAAAAGGTCTAAGGTCTGTGTCTTGTCTTGGTTATCCCCTACATAATGTCCTTCGTATGTCTTGTTGACATACTCTTGGACAACTTGTAGGGTTTCGTTTTCACGATATTTGTTCATAGGTATATGATACCACGAAGTTTACTGACCGTCAACTTCGAGTGGTGTCTCACCTAGATCAACCTTAGCATCGATCTTAGAATACAATTCTAGGAATGCTGCTTTTGTCTCATCATCGAAACGGTTGAGGCAAAGTTTGATTGCTTTCAATCTGTCCTTGAAGATAGCGAATGCACGGATGATGTGTACAAGTCTACGAGTAGAGATGACTTCATCAACACCACCTTCTTTGAAGGTCTTACGGATGATCTCTGCCCATGTACCGAGGTTCTCGATGTACTCATCGTCACAGCACTTCAACTCTGAGCAGTAATTGTGAAGCAACTTCTGTTCGATCTTGATTGAAGGATACTCTTGCTCGAATGTGAGTGGGAACCTTTCTAGGAACGCTTCGTTTAGAACGTTAGTGCCAACAAAACGACCATCATCAGACCCTTTTCCCTTAGTGTTAGCGGTCGCGATAACTGTGAAACCGTTCTCGGGAACAATTTGCTTGCCGATCTTTTTAATAAATACACCATTTCCTTCAAGAATAGATTGTAGACATAGAATTTTGTTAGATGCTAGGTCTAGTTCATCAAGAAGTAGAACTGCACCGCGTTGTAGTGCTTCGAGCACTGGACCATTGTGCCATACTGTGTTGCCATCAATGAGTCTGAAACCACCGATCAAATCATCTTCGTCAGTTTCTACTGTGATGTTGACACGAATCAACTCACGACCTAGTTGAGCACATGCTTGCTCAACACCGAATGTCTTACCGTTGCCAGACAATCCTGTGATGAATGTAGGATAGAATACCTTGGACTTCAAGATACGTTTTAGATCTGAGAAGTTACCGAAAGGAACATAGTTAGGGTCCTTAGCAGGAACCAAGTCTTTTGGTTCTAGGTATCCTGGGTCAAAAGAATTAACAAGGTGTGTAGGATTCTTCTGTGCAGTTTGAGTCTGGTAGTTTGCTTCTAGTTTCTCAGCAATGGTGAGATTCCACTTACCAATACCTGTCTTGTACTGCTTCAACCTTTTCTTGATAGTTGCGTATGAACAGTTGTACTTGTCAGCAGCATCAAGAAGGTTAGGTGTGTTGACATCGTTACCAAACTTTTCTGAAAGGTATGAAACGATCTCTTGTGTTGTAACTGGGATTGGTGTGAATGGCATGATTTTCTGTATTTGTTTGTATGAGTTAATTGTATATGATTCTATGTGTCTTGTGAACAAAAAATGGACACTATGCTATCTGGCACACGAAGGCAGATAGCATGTTGCGGTTGGTTGCCTTTGACTTCAAAGACTTACCGAAGGCACGTTTGATTTCTGCCTTGGTTGCACCTGACTCAACTTTCATTTCAGTGTCCTCTGAGTATGAATTAGATTGAACTACATACAACTCGTCGTAACCTGTGTTTGTGATTACAGCACACTTCTTTTTCTTCATGACCTTCTGGTACTTCTCGATCTGACCTTGGTCCCAGATGCCTTGGTAGCGAAGGAAGTGTGAGAAACCTCTGCTAGGGCAGATTCTGATACCTAGGATGTTTGACTCAGGGTATGTTTCTCTGAGCACTTCAAGGAGACGATTAGTCATTTCAGAGTTTGAAGGACATACACTCTTGTAGTGACGACCATTGTCTCTGATGATTGTTTGAGTGTAGTTACCGTAGTCTGGATATACACGTCCGAACATTGCATCTGATGTTCTGCATGTAGGTAGGCATTGTGACTCTCCATCAGTAAGTACGATTAGGTGGCACTTCTCTACATTGTGTGCTGCCTTCCACTTACCCATGTAAGACTTCATTACAACAAGTGCTTCGTTAAGTGGAGTACCACCAAGACCCATAAACCTAGGAGGACGAGGAGCAGTATAATTCCAGTTGTTTCTGTGTTTGTAGTAGTTCGCAATTCTGTAAAGGTATTTGCAGTGAAGATTGAATGTCTTCTGATTGACTTTTGATGTCAATAGGTTACCATATCTAAACCTTTTGTCGATGAAAAACTCTCCACTGTTACGACTTGTTACTTCCATTTGTGGTTCCACATAATCTGGGTCCACGTCGAACATGTCTCTACCATCTTGTAGAAGACACATACCACCGTCAACAACGAATGAATATACATCGAATGGAATACCTACTTTCTTACAGAACTGACAGAGATTGATAACTTGCAAGATTGTCTCGTAGATCTCTCCTGACATAGAACCTGACCAATCAAGTAGGAAGATAAGACCGTGGTTCTTACCGTCAGGTGTACGAGTTACTTTCTTGAAGATGTCATCATTGAATTTGTATGTGTGAAGTTTTGATGTGTCAAGAACTCCTGTCTTAGCAACTGATGCACGAGCATATGCTGATGCTGCTTTCTTAGACTCAAACTCTTTGACCATGTAACTTACATCTTTGGATGAAGACTTGACAAAATCTGTATATGCTTGGTCAACTTGAATCAGTGGGTCTGGTTCACCTTTTAGAAGTTCTGGATTGGAAACAAACTCGTTCCACTCTTTCTCTGCTGCTGTCCAGAGTGTCTCTGCTTTGACAATGATGTTGTCATACTTGACTTTCTTAGGGAATGTCGCGTATGTAAGGTTAGCACCTGACTCATAGTCTGCTAGACCAGTAGCGTTGTAGTCAAATGAACGCTGAGTCTGTACAACTTCGATACTAGGACGACCATAACCTTGGTTACGATTCTCACCTGTGGATACTTTCTCTGTATTCTCTCCACCTTCATCATACTTAGACTCAGGTGTATCTACGTCAGGTGCAAATGTAGGAGGTGCAGGATTACCTTTACCAGTTGACAAATCTTCTAGTGGATTGTCTGTGTCGATTGGATCACCACCCATGCCATCCATCTGTTCTTTGGAAGGAGTAGGCATAGAGATTGCTTCTGTACCCTGATTGTCATTACCATCTTGGCGATCTTCCTCTGCTTTTGCGTACTCATAAATTGCTTTCGCAGCATCAATCGCTTCCTGGAATGTCTCAGCGTTGCCCACAGCGTCTCTGAGAGGGGTCTCAGCAGATGAAAAAGGCATGAGAGCATAGGAACCAATCTTGAAGTGAAGATTTATCCTGTCAATTAGAGGTAGAAGTTCTACATTCTCGTCCTCGATGCAGAAGAAATCCTCATCATTAAGTTCTGAGTAACCTGTGTGGAAATCTTTGGATAGACCTGGGAACTTTCTCTTGATTAGTTTCTCGATACGAGCATCCTCTGTTACGTTGAGGTAACCTTTGGGGCAAGGTAGGTTCTCAAAGATATCTTCGTTAGGTGTGAACAATGCATGACCTACCTCGTGACCTACAAGAAGGTTGTACACCTCGTCACTTGCTCTGGTCCACATTGGAAGAGTCAATACTCTCTTGTCAACATCGAATGATGCTGTTGGTACTTGCTTATGTTCTACAACTAGGTTCTCTGTTGCGAGAAGTCTTGCAAGTGAACCTTTGATTTCGATGTTTGTCATGTCTGTTCCGTTTGTATATACACAGTATGACATAAAAAAAGGGGTATACTACCCCTGAGTGGACACTATTTCAACTGGTTATCTGCGTACTACCACCACGTCGTCTTCGTCATCATCTTCTGGTTTGAAGACTAAGAGTTCGTCACCTGATTGTACGTCTTTCATTTCTGGATGAACCTTTCGTAAGGGTCGGTTCACTTCTTTGAGCACTGCTCCTGTCATTCTCCACATGAATGCGAAGGTGGCACTTGCTACCATAACAAAAAGTATACCGTATATGGCAACAAGTACATCATTCATTTCTTGAATGCTCCGATTTTAGTTAGAACATATAATCCTAGGACTACCCAGAATATAAGTTCAAGTGCATAGTTAGTCGTCATGATCATCCCATGGGTCTGCTAGTCCTTTGTTATTAAAGAACGCTTTGTAAACTCCGAATCCTGCCAATCCTACCACAATTACAATAAAAGAAATTGCAAATGTAATATTAGGGTCAGCATTGTAATGCGGAATGAGTGCATTACATTTAGTCCAAGTCCCTGGAAGGGTATAAACTGGTGGGCAAGAAGCAAGCATAAAATTTAGTTACTATTTCCATTATAGTGATAGTCCTAGGAGTTTGTCAACTGTAAATTTGAGAAATCTCCATCTTTTTTAAACTCGATGGTCTTATCGAAGCGGTCAATTAGGACTTCGCCTTTGTGTGAGATCACAAACAAATTAGTTTTATCTAACTTGTTCTTCAAGATCTTCATCAGTTCATCAGTAGCAGATTGATCTAGTGATGAGTCAAAGACTTCATCGAGTATGAGTAGATTAGTTGCTACACTATTTTTAAGTTGTGCAACTTCTCTCCATGTAAACAGTAGTGCTAGGTCAATCTTCTGTTTCTCTCCCTCAGAGAACGATGCATATGTAAAATCATCACGGAACCTCGATAGAATCTTCTCGTTAAAATTATCATCCAACGTGAAGTTCACAAAGAAGTCCATACTGTGAAGGTATTTATTAATTCTAGCGTTAATTAGTGGTATAAACTTAGCAATAATTTTTGTTTTGATACCACTGTCCTTCAACAACTCACCTACAATACCAAGATAATTTGCCTGTGTGTTTACCTTAGCACAATCATCTTTCTTTTCTTCTAGTTGTTGTTTGATAAGAACTAACTCTTGTCTTTCGTTCTCTAAGTTTGTTGTATCACTACCTACCTCAGTTAGGATAGCAGTATTTTCTTTAAGTAGATTGACTTCCTCATGAGTTAGTGCTTGTATCTCATATCTGTATCCATTAATCTCTTCTGATTTCTCTCTAAGATTCTTTACATGAGCAGCAAGGGTCTTGATCTCATTAGTAATTTTATCAGAACCTTCTGCAAGTTCTGTTAACTTACTATCAAGAACGTTAATTTTTGTTTTCTTAAACTCCTCACTAATATCTTGGGTACATGTAGGACATGTGTGGTTGTCAAGGAAGAAATCCAACTCCTTTTTAGAGTTCTCAAAACGTGACTTGATCTTAGTACGCATGACCTTGAACTTCTCATGCTTATCTACTGCCTTGTCTAGTTCTGCAATCTGTGGTTCTAGTTTATTACACTCTTTGTCTAGTTCTTTTAACCTAGATTTAATTTCTATACAACGTTGTTCATTTTGATCAAACTTCTTCTGCTTCTTCTCCATCAAAGAAGTGTCAACCTTTTCTAGGTTCTCAATATTACGGACTTGCATTTCAACTTTCTGTTGTGCAATATCCATTTCATATTCACATGACCTCTGTTCTTCTTTGATCTCTTTGACTCTTTCTTTCAGTAGTACATTCATCTGAGAGAAGATCTGGATGTCAAGAATATCTTCAATAACCTCACGTCGATTAGGACCTGTCAGTTGCATAAAAGGTACAAACGTGCTACTACCCAGAATAACTACCTGTGTAAATGACTTGAAGTTTAGTTTCAGAATAGATTGTTCTAGGTATTTCTGGTCATCAGCAACAGATGCATTTGATTCATACTTCTTATCGTTCTGATAGATGTCAAACCTAGATGGTTTCATACCCCTGACGACTTTATATTTTACACTTCCAATATTAAATTCAATCTCTACTATACATTCCTTTTCGTTAACTGTATTGATTAACTGTGTCTTACTAATCTTTCTAAATGGTTTTGCAAACAGACCAAAACAAAGAGCATCAAGTAGTGTGCTCTTGCCTGCTCCATTATTACCTACAATTAAAGTAGTCGGTGTATCATGTAGATCGATCTCGGTGAACTGCTGACCAGTAGACAGCAAATTTTTCCATCGGATCTTTTCAAAAACAATCATTTAGTCAGTGTCACTTGGTGGGTAAACAATATCAGTTGGTCTAATTACAGTATATACATATCCGAAAGACGCACAGTTATCTTTCACTTGTTGCTCATCTACCTGAGTAATAATAAGTTCTCTCTCGTAGTCGTTTGCAATCAGGTATCCATGATAGCGTTCAGCATCCTCCTCCTCTTGGAAGAGTTGAACTACTCTCTCGGTTATAGTGTCGTCTTTAACAGCATACACTCCCCCGCTTGCTTTGTCAACTAATACGAATAAGTCCATTAAACTCTCTGTGCTTCGACATATAGTGATTTAAGTATACCAAATACTTCATCCTTGTGGTCAACTTCTGCCACGCATTTGTTAAGAATGGATAAAGTATCTTCTGTCTCTACTGATTCATCCACTTCGTCTAAGACCATGAATGTATCTTCAATAATTTTTAGATCTGCTGGGTTTGCTTGCAGTATCATGCTGAGTTTGTTATCAAAGATTCTCTGGTTCTCTTTCTTCTCAACAATTAACTTAACATAAGTTCCAGTTAGAGACTGATAATCAATAGGTGCAGTTTCATCATCCCTATAATAGATCTTATTGAACATATTATTAGGGTTCTTAATGAATGTCAGTTTCTTTGTCTTAGTATTTAGTACATGAAACCCTCTTTCTGTACCGAAGTCATTCCAGTAGAGTTGGTACGGATTACCGAGGTATGTAATGTTACCCTTGCATGACCTGTGATGGTAATGACCTGAGCATACTACATCAAACTTCTCAAACATAGAGGGATCATCACCATGATCCATAGTATATCCTGGGATAGGATCAAACTGACTCAGTTCCAGATGTCCTAGACATACTGTACTCTTGCTGTCCTCTATGATCTTCATCCATTTGTGTGTGTTTTGTTCACACCTCCATGGTAGCATCAGAATATCCAGACCGCCAACGTTCACATCTTTGGGTTCGTCGACTACCTCAATATTATCATAGTCTTCCAGTAGCAACTGAGGACTATTGACCTTCAACGTGTTCTTATAATAGATGTCATGGTTGCCCACAATCATCCACATTTTGATACCACGTTCTCTGATGGGATCAAACCACATTTCCTTAGCAGCATCTAGCGATGAGAAATTAATAGTCTTACGTCTATCAAACGTGTCGCCAAGATTTACAATGTGAGTTACCTTATTCTTATCGATATAGGGTAGCACAGTTTCATTGTAAAACTTACGATACTGTTCAATGTAGGCAGGACTATCATTCCTTACACCAAAATGTTGATCAGTTATCAGAAGAAGTTTCATAAAGTTTATTAAACTTAGTTAGTAGTTTACCGTAATGTATAAACATTCGGTCACCCGCAATATAACATCGTTGACGTTTATGTAGGGCATCTGCGATTAGTTTGTAATCGTCTCTTGTTAATGAGGCAAGTTCCTCGGGGTAGTCTTGAAAAAATTCAGTGACTGATTTTAGGATAGACACTTCTAGTGACATTAATTATAGCGAGTGTTTGTTTCGACTCTGGACTTGATGTAGTTCATGTCCGCTATGTTATCTAGGTCATCTGTATGGAAGACCTCTTCATAACCTTTCCTTTCCAGGATTTTTTCACGAATTGCTTGCTGTCGTTTTTCTTTTGCAATCCTTCGTAGATATGCATAATAAACGATCTGAGTGAAATACGCGAATGGGTTTGAGGATTTCTCTGGATCAAAGTTGTGAATGTATTGAATACAGTTTTCAATACCGTCTCCGATCATATCCTCTCTATACATATAGTTAATAAAATTTGGTCTATATGATAGGTGGGTTGCAATTTTTAGAAAACAATCGCCAATATAGTTAGATACTCGTGGTTTATCGAGTCCTTTTTCACTTGCCTGTGCACATTTATTACGATAGATAATCAACTCGTGCAAGAACTGTTTGTTGTCTACATAATGCTCTTTCTTTTTTGTACTTTTGCGGGGCATAATAACCTAACGGTTGTACCTATATTAACAAAAAAACACAGAAATAGCAACTAGCTTGACAAGTTGTCATTTTCTGTGTACACTCAACACTGTGAGGGTTGGAAGGCAAGTTATATTAATCTTTTGGTAACTGAGGGTTATTAAAGATCTTCTCCAATATCTTCCTTGCTGATTCTACATTTGTAATCAGTCCCATAGATTCATTCATAGGAACTTCTCTATCTTTTTCTGGAATCTTTTGAATTTCCTTACGCACCCACCTCTTATACATCATGATTGCTTCGGGTGACATAGGTGCTATCGTCATTATATCTTTCTCATTGAGAACATAAAAGTCCTCGTCGCTAAAATTCATCCACTTAATAAAACCCATCGCCACTTTTTGTTCTTTGGTGTTAGGGTTACCATCCATTTCAATGACCTTAGTCTTGGCAGGATGTTGTATGAAGATTAAGTCTTGATGTGTCTCAGGATCTTCTGTAACTATAATTTCACCAAGGATCTCTTCCCCAATGGATAGTTTACATACTCCATGAAACTGTTCATCGTGTCTTATGTAATTAATCATTTGATTTTGATCTCCTTGATTTCGTAATTGAATGATTCTTCTTTGTATATCTTAATGCGTTCATCAAGATGACGAAGTGTATAATTACTCTTAGATCCACGAGCACAATTATCTGCTATATCGTATAGAGTTGCTTGTGCTTTGTTATCACCTTTACGAAGGACACGTCCAATGGATTGAAGGTTACGAACCCTCGACTTAGATGGACTTGCGAAAATTACATTATGTAAGTTCCTAATATTGATACCAGTAGAGAAAGTACCATAAGACGCAAGAATGATTGCGTTCTTTTCTTTCTCACAAACCGACCGCGCTTCTTCCCGATCATATGCATCAATACCACCATGTATAAAGAAGATCTTTCGACCCTCTTGTACTTTACTATTTAGCATTTCGTTCAAGGGTATACCATGTTTCTCGACGTAATTGAAGAGAACCAAGGTGTTACCTGACAAGTCGAGTGCTAGGTTAGTGATAAGGTTGTTGCGTTTATGGTTGCTAACTATCCAGTCCATCTCCTGTGGATAGTCCTCAAAAGGCACGAAACCGTGCTTCAACACTAGGATCTTGACGTGTAGTGGTGCAAGATATCCTTTTTTCATCAGGTCAACCGTCTGTGTAACCTTGTCGCATTTACCGAACAAACCTTCCAGTACCAACTGGTGTGTTTGCATGCCATCCAGTGTCCCTGTCAGTCCTACTCTATACTTTGCGTCATGACACTTGGTGAGGATACCCGACAATGACTTTGCTTTATAGAGGTGTGCTTCGTCTCCTATGATGACGTCAAATCTCTTGAAAAACTTTCGGGGTTCCTTGTATATACTCTGCCATGTAGATATAACAACAGGCAACTCTGTAACTTTCTCTGCTCCTGCTGAGATTCTGTGACAGTATCCACGGGGATTCCATCCGTATGATCTGAAATCTTTATATAACTGTTCTACTAATGATACTGTTGGAACTATAATTAGAACGTCTCTGCCTAATCCTAGATGCCATCTTACCAATGCATATATGATTAATGATTTTCCTGATCCTGTCGGGGATAGTAAAAGTCTGCGATGGTATTTAAGTGCTTGATAAATTGCTCGTAACTGATAGTCTCTTGCTTTGTGAGGTAGGTTGAGAGATCTAGTAAACCCCGCAATAGCCTCAGGTGATATGAGAAGTTCGGTATCTGTGGGTTTTCCATATACATTATTGTCCTGTATCTGATAGTGGTAACCTTTCTCCTCTAAGAAGTCAGTTAGATAATCAAAAAGACCAGCATATATCTCACCAGTAGCAGGAGAGTATAGTCTGATCTTTCCATCCCATTTGTATTTCTGATACTGTGGCATATACTTTGCCCCAGGAACATCAAACTGAAAGTGATCACTCAGTTCTTTATGAACATGGGGTTCAGCATTTACCTTCAAATAAACTTCATTCTTCTTTTGTATAAGAGTCATTAATAATCTGCATGTTTCCTCAGTTCAAGATAGTTCTTAATCTGGAACCCTCTGTTAGAACATTGTTTAAGGATGTTCTCTAAGTAATTTATACAAATTGTTAAGTAGTCTATTTTCTGTTTGACTTTCAACCAATCTTCATCTGCCCAGATGTATGTAGTGAGATCACCTTTCAATACCTTATGGTTAAATGGTTTCTCAGCATATACCTGTGCGGGTGCTTTGCCTGCATAGTATTCAAACTTTTGTTTGTACAGCATCTTGCTTTTAGTCTCCGCATCTGATAACATCAGACGGAAATGAGACCAAATGTTTAGATACTTTTCATGGATTACAGTGCATTTAAAGTTTTCAGTGTCGAGATCGTTCTGATCAATCTTGCAGTCCTCTCTCCACATATCACGAATTTCATCAAGTGTCATTCTAATTGTGTTCTTACTACTCCGTTAACGTCTTCTATATTATACACAGCATACCTAAATTCTACCGAAGCAGTGGCATACTCTGTACCATCTATTGTAGCATTAAATTCCAAAGCATTCAATGACACAGGGAATAGATCCTTGAATGTCACAAAAAAGTTTGCCTGCATGTTACTATTCAACACAGCAAGAGATGCGTCACATCTGATAGCATAGTTGTTTTGAATATTAATACGATCCCTTACACTCTCTTTACCACCCGCGATAGATGTCAACCAGTTATGTAGGATTAGATAATTCTCTAAGTTCTCATCAACTAGAAACGTCAAGTTGAATGGTTCATAGTTCAAACCAAACGCTTCGTATGGTAGTGGGCGACCCATACCAGTTTGTTGTTCTACTGTATTGCACGCAACACCAGGAATATTTGCAGACTGTGCAAAGAATGCAGTCTTTGGATACTCTGACATCACCATCTTGAAACCAATAGGAGACAAGAAGTTTCTATTTTCTATCTGCGATTTCCACTGCCCATATTCTTGGGTCATTGTTCTACCTATTTTTAGGTATTTATAGTTGTTTGACTACCTCGTCTTTGATAGCATCAACTACATCTTGAATTATATTTACATCTAGTCCCATAAATGGTGGGATCAATCCTAAAACTCTGAACAATCCATCAGCAAATAGTGCCATGAATATAAAACCCAAGACCATGCTGATCTGTCCTGCGTTTCTATTGTGCTGATTAATAGCAAATTCAATCATTGCTTGACACTCTTCTCTGGTGAATGTCTCTTGATTGGTTTTCATAAAAGGTGTGTCGTATGCCTTTTTAACTTGCTTTTTTGTAGGTACTTTCCTTTTAGTATGAAGGACAGTGCTCAATGGCAACTCTTCCTTCTTAAAAACTTCTGATAACATGAAGATTCTCCTGTTAGGTATGGTACTCATCTAAAATGTGTAGCACTCTGTTTAGTGAATAGTGCGCTCCATCGTGCCAGTCTTTACTAGCACCATTATATGTTCCATTATATAACTCATTCTTTAATTTGTAAACCCTCGCGAGCATATCGTTTTTCATAACTTTGCCTCTTCCCATAATAAAACTTACAAATTATATACTATTTACAATAAAAAAGGGTCCCGAAGGACCCTGGGATCAGTTATGTGAGGGGACTCACATATAACCTTACATAAGGTTGTCAACAAGAACACGTCTGTAATAGCGGTTCTTATTAGGATCAAGATCGCCACCACCTTGTGTGGTTCCTTCTGCGAATGGGTTTGCAACCATTCCGTAACGAGTCTTAAATCCGATTTT